ATATATAATGCCTCCAAAGAAAGCAGAAGTAATTGACTGGTATAAGAAGATACCCAAGAAGTTTCTTCTAAAGACCCATAACCCTCACTTTGATACTCATCATATTAAATTACCATTCCGTATGATTATAGCAGGTAATAGTGGTTCAGGAAAAACTCAAACATTACTGAATTTGCTATACAATATGCCTGATACGTTTGAGAAGATATTTATAGTAACTAAAAACAAAGATGAACCCTTGTATAACTATTTAGAAGACAAATTAGGTAAAGATGGATTGAGTGTTAAAGAAGGTCTTACAGAATTACCTGATGTTGATAGTTTGGATAAAGAACAAAACAACTTAATTGTTCTTGATGATTTAGTAAATGAACCATTAAAACAGCAAAGACCAGTTGCTGACTTCTTTATAAGAGCAAGAAAGAAAAACGCAAGTATCATATATATAAGTCAGTCATTCTACGCTGTTCCAAAACTAATTAGAGATAATATTTCTTACTTGATAATTAAACAAGTATCTTCTATGAAAAACTTAACTATGATATGTAGAGAATGTAGTTTAGGTATTGATAAGAAGCAATTAAAGAAGATTTATGATGATGCTACTCAGTCCAAGCAAGATTTTCTATTAATAGACTTAGAAGGAGATAAAGATGAACGCTTTAGGAAGAATTTTGATGAAATATATGTTTTAGATGAGGAGAAAATCTAATAATTTAGTAGTATTTTACAAAAAAAATATCTTTTTGTATAATATAATGAGTAATTATACATTACCCCCAAGAAGTAAAGCAAGTGATTATGCTAAAGGAAAGATTACGCAAGACGAAATTATAGCACTACAAATTGCTAATGACGCAAATATTTCGGCAGCAAGAAAAGCGATTAAAATGGGTGAAGTTAAACCATTAACGCCATTAGAAAGTGCTTCCCCTGCTGAACTATTAGCAGATGACGCAGCTCAAGAAGCGATGGCGAGAACTAATTTAGAACGATTGGGATTTAGACCTCAAGAAGCAGCAGATATAACAACTAATATTAGAAGAGATGCTGGTTTAGATTTTACATCTTTAAATGCTAATTTTCCTGCTATTGAAACAGATATTAAAAGTAAATTTAATCCAAAACTTATTACACCTGCTTTTTTTATAGAATACTTAAAACAATATAGTCAAGAACTATTAGCATCTAAAGGTGTAACAAATGGTGGTTTAGCAAGTATTAGTAGAAATATTAATGCTTTAATTAACTCAGTAGTAGAAATAAGAAGTATATTACCTGAAGCAGCTCAAATGACTGCTTTAATAAGAAATGTTGATAGAATTAGATTAAATACCAGTCAAAGAGCATTATTAGAACCTATTTTAGAAAGAATTAGAGATTTAGAAGTAGCACTACCTTCTTCTGTTGATTATGATAGAATAGAACGATTAAACGCAGTTGCTAAACAGGAGATTATCCAAGAATTACAAACAGCAACTGCTGACTTACCTTCAAAAGAAGAAGTTAATAGAATATTAAGGTCAGTAGAAGATGGACGACAAGAAGCATATACTCAACTGGTAGCATTAGCAGATAGCGTTGATAATCAATTAAAACCTAACTTAAATAAAATTTTAAGAGAAGTTAGAGAACTTGGAGATATTCAAAATGAACTTGCTTTTAAATTAGATAAAGAACCATTAGGAACATCAGGAACATCAGGAACATCAGGAAAACCTGCAGGAAGACCTATAACATTAAATAATTGGGAAAAAGAAGATCCCATTATAGATAATGAAGTAGAATGGAATAATTTGAATGGGTCAGCAAAAAAAAAATTTATTAGGTCAAGGATAGATTTAGGTGAAAATATTAAATATAACTTAGATGGTAGGATATATGATGTTACTGTTGGATTTTTAAATGCTAATTCAAAAGTAGATATATTTGATGGTATATGGAGAGATTGGGTTAGTCAATTTGCTTCTTCTTCTTCTTCTTCTTCTGGCGCTGCCCCTAAAAGTAGTGGTGCTACTGATAGTAGTCTTGCTTCAGGTTCTACTTCATCAGGTGTTGCTGGTTTATTTGGAAAAGGAATACGCCCATCTACTATAAAAATCGGTAGAGGTCTATCGGTTAAAGAAACTCCATCTTATAGAGAATATGGTAAATATGCTATTCATATTCCCCAATTAGAACAACAAGATTTATTGAATGTTAAATACAAATCATTAGGACAAATACCTAAGTTTAAACCTATTCCAGTAAGCGATATATTTAGAGATTTTATATTAGATTTACTTGAAAATGGAAAACCTAACGCAAGGGTTTATACTCAAATTGCCCCTGAAGAACGCAAGTTTTTTGAGGAAATGAGTATTGGTGCTGGTGTATGGAATGGTTTAGGATTAAAAAGAACTACTACATCAACTGATGAAGAAGAGAATAAGCGTTTTGAATTATTAAGAGGAGAATATGTATCAGGCAACAATAATCCAAAGGTAATAAGCGAATTAAGGCGATTAGTTGTTAAGATGATGAGTGATGGACGCATACGCAAAAATCAAGGTTTAGAATTGCTTATGGAGTTAAGTATTTAATCACCCTTTAGGAAAGGGTAACAAGGGGTTTTACTGGGGCATCGCCCCAATATTTTTTTATAAAGGTATAATATAATGAGAACACTTATCTTAAATAGCAGTAATATAGTTGAAGGAACGAATAACTCTATATTAACTTATGAGTTTGCTGGAGGTAATATTAACTTAAAGAAAGGGCAGAAATTAGCATTAGCATCATTACAAATGTATTACTCTACATTCAATATAACCGTAGCGAATAAAAATAATAGTTATTCTTATACTTGGGTAGATGGAGTTGTATATCCTGTAGTAATGCCGAATGGGTTCTATGACATACCAGCGTTAAACAATTATTTACATTTTACTATGGTTCAAAATAAGCATTATTTAGTATCATCAACTGGTGATTATGTTTATTTTGCTACTTTAGGAATTAACCCTACAAGATATAGTTGCGAAATAAATTGTTTTGGTATTAGTGTTGCCGTTGCTACTGCTAATACTTGGGTTCTACCTGCTGGTGCTACTTGGGTTATTCCTACTAACTTTATTGTTCCTCAAATAAATGTTGGAGTAAATGATTTTGGTTTAGTAATAGGTTTTAACGTAGGTTCTTATCCTAATACTGTAATAGCAGGTGTTCCACCAGCTCAAACTCAAAATCCAGCATATACAACAGACCAGCAATTTTTAAGTCAAAATGTTCCTCAGGTTACCCCTGTATCAAGTTTTATTTTAACTTGTTCTCTAATTAATAACAACTACGCTGTTCCTAATAATTTAATATATTCATTTACCCCTCAAGGAACTATAGGAGAACAATTTACTGTAGCACCAAATCAGTATGTTTTTATAGATGTTCTACCAGCTCAATATAGTCGTTTCCAAGTGTCTTTTATAGACCAAAACTTTAGACCAGTTGCTATTTTAGACCCAAATATGACTATTCAAATAGTTATAAGTGAAGAAGGTGATAATTTAGGACTTTAATAGGGAACTCGTCGTTCTAAAGCGGATGCTGAAGCATTTTTGCCCCTATGACCCCATACTTTAGAAGATTTTGGTTATACCTAACCTTTTAAAAAAAGGTTAAAAAAAGGGGTTTTACTGGGGCATCGCCCCAATATTTTTTCTAAAAGTATATATATATGTATATTCATCATTTAAGAAAAACTACAAGTGGTGCTGGTGGTGGAATGAGTAGAGGTTGCGGAACTTGCGGAGGTAAAGTAGTAGCAAAACCCCATCGTAGAGTTGTAGGAAATGGAATTACTAATGCTGTTTATGATACTTCTTTAGGCGTAGTTAAACCATCAAGAGTTCTACAAAATATTAGAATTAAGAAGGCAAATGTTCCTAAGAAATATATTACATTTGATTAGGGCGACCCCAAAAAATATTTAGAATTCTTTTCCTCCAGTTTTTTTAAAAGTGGAATTTAAGCGTAGTTTTAAATATTTTTATCTCAACCATAATTATAAGATATGGATTCAATAGTGTTTGAAGAAAGTGTTAATACTGAGGTTTCCTCAAGTGAATTTGTTGATAAGCAATGGTTGTATGTTAATGATAATAACAACGGTAGTTATTCATCTCAGGTTGTTCTTGATACAACTCCTTTAGCAAATTCAGGTTCTTATATTAATTGGAGTGAAGCATTTATTTTGATGCCCCTTGTTCTCCAGTTTGAAAGCACTTCTGCCCTTTTAACTAATGTTCTCTCTGCTGATTATTTAGGTGCTATGAAAAGTGGTTATTGGAATATGCTTCATTCTCTTACCTGCGAGTTTAACAACGGAAATATTATTCAACAAGTCCCATTTTTGAATGTTTTTTGTTCTTTTAAGAATATTACTTCTTGGTCTAAAGATGACCTTACTGATTGGTCTGCTGTTACTGGTTTTTGCCCTGATAATTCTAAATCTTGGGCGTATCTTTCTGCTGCTCCTGATAATGTTTTAGTGCTTTCAGGTTCAGGTTCAGGTCTTTCCAATAACCGAGATGCTCCTTATGTTACTATTAGTGCTATTTCAATCTTTACTGGAACTACTGTTACTCCAGTCCCTGACCCTTATACCCCAGCAGGAACAATTGTTACTAATTGCTACAATGCTTCTACAAGAGCAACTCAATCTTCAGTAGATGTTAGACAAGCGTGGAATGATGGTCTATTTGCTCGTCAATCTGCTATTAACTTTAATCCTATTCTTACTGCTGATAATGCTTTCTCTTGTAATCAAGGTGCTTTAATGAGTGGTGCTAATTGCTCTCAAGTGTTTAGAACATTTGTTAATGCTGCTGCTAACATAAGATGGTTTGCTATTGACGCCATTATTCGTCTTAAAGATGTAGCAGATTTCTTCCAAAAGTGTCCTATGCTTAAGGGTTCTACTATGCGTCTTTATTTGAATACTAATCAATGTTATTTTCAGGTTACTCAAACTGCTCCTCGTTATACTGCTGCTACAGGTGTATTAGCGGAACAACCAATTCTTTCTCTTACTTCTGCTCCAGTTATTCTTGGTGGGGGTGGAACTTGCCCTGTTATTTATGCTTCTAACGGATTAGGTCAAGGTTCTTCAGTTCTTACTCCTCTACAATCTACCGCTGCTGCTGCCGTTACTGCTGTTGTTAATGTATCTGTATCAATTGTTAGAACTCAGTTCCAGCAAATGCCTACTCAAAATCTTGCTTGTCCTATTACAAGTGTTAGATTGTATGCTCCAGCCTATACTATGTCGCCATTGGCGGAACAAAGGTATTTATCTCTTACTCCATCTAAGCGAGTGGTATATAATGATATTTTCCAATTTTCATTCCCTAACCAATCTGTTAATAGTCCATTCAATATTCTTGTTTCCAATGGTATTCCAAATATTCGCTCTGTTTTAGTCCTATGTTTGCTTCCAAGAGCATCTAATGGAACTGCTGCTGTTGGTGGGGTTACTACTTCTTCTATTTTGTCGCCATTTGCTTCTACTCCTTCCAGTCCTGACCCTTTGATTATCCAAAACTTCCAAGTTCAAATATCTGGTAAGAACTTGTTTATTAATCAACTCCAGTATGATTATGAAGATTTTGTAGAACAACTTGTATCTTCTAATCAGTTGAATGGTAGTCTAACAACTTCTCTTGCCTCTGGGTTAGTGTCTAAAAGTGATTTCCAAAGTCTTTACAGATATTACTATGGTAACGCTTCTCGTTCTCTACCAAGTGAAGAAGGTGTTTCTAAGGCAATTCAAATTCAAGGAACTATTTTATCTCCACTTGCTACTGCTGTTGACCTAATGGTGTTCGTAGAATTTGAAAGAGAAATTACTATTGACGTAAGAACTGGTGCGAGGATCGCCTAAAAAACATCAACTGGTGGTAACCTAAAACAAGAAAAAGAAATAAAATTATAAAAATTATTATTAAGAAGGTATTGCTTAAAACCATATATTTCAAGCAACATTTAGGTGTAATTATAAATATTTTTATCTAACTAATATTTATAATGGACTATGGAATTAGTTGTTCTCCCGCTCAAATGCGAAAACTTAAGAATGGTGGTGCTGTTACATTAACGCCTAATCATTTTGTAGATAGTTCCCCTCATCGTATTATGGTTATGCCTCAAACAGCAAGGCGTATTAATACTGCTATGAAAAAAATGAAAGGTGTTAGAATTGCTTTAAAACCTGAAGAAGATTTAGTTGCTATGACAGAAGGTGGTGCTATTTCTTTGAAGTCAATTGGTAAAAGTCTTGATAAAGCATTTAATCCTAAAAAGAATAATGTTGCTAAGGCATTTGCCCCTGTAGGCAAAGAATTAGTTAAAACTGGTAATGTTATTAAGCGAGGTTTTAATAAAGAAATTGTTGATAGTGGTGTAGGAAAAGAGATTGCTAAAAATTTAATTAGAGCAGGAACAGATGTAATTTTACCAACTGCTTTAGGTGCTGCCTCAATGTATTTAGGTGACCCTACTGGTATGAGTGGAGAACTTGTAGGAAATGTTGCTGGTAATTATATTAAGGGTGCTGCTGAAAAGGCAGGTTATGGAACAAAAAAGGGTATGCGAAGAATGGGTGTCCCAGTAGGAGCAAGATTAGCATATGATGATTTAAAACAAGGTGGTTCTACTTATGCTCAACGCTTAGCAAGAAGAACTCGTAATACATTTGCCCCTGTAGCAAAAGTTGTAAAGCAAGTAGCAAAAAATCCATTAGTGAAAGAAATTGGTAAAGTTGCTCTTAGAGAAGGTGCTAAGGCAGCAGGTCAAGCATTAAGTTCTTATACAGGTAATCCTGCAGCAGGTGCTGCCTTTGAAAGACTTGCTGTTGCTGGTGGAGATAAACTTATTGAAAGCGAAGGCAATTTTAAGTCAGCAGGTAGGTCGGCAAAAAAAGAAGCAAAACTTATAGCAGTGGAAGCAGTTGATGACTATATTGATGCTAATTTTACAGGTGCTGAGAAAGAAGTTGCTCAAAATGCTCTTGCTGGTAAGTATCCATCTGCTGCCGATTTAGTCTATGATTATGGAAGTTCTAAGTTAGAAGAATTAGGTTCTAATGCCTTTGTTGGTTATGGTGTTCCTCGTAGAACAAGAGGCGGACTTCGTATGGGTAAAGGTTTGGCGTATCTAACACCTGCTTATTCTGTTGCTATGAGAAGTGCTACTACTGGTGCTGGTATTAGTAGTGGATTTAGAGTTAATGATGATAGAATGGTTACATCTGCTCCTGATTTAAATCTTCCTATTCAAACTGGAAGTCCATTTCAACGAATAAATTCTCCAGCAATGTCACCCTTTATACCTGTTTCTCCTCAACTTGCTAATAGACCTATTTCAGGCGGTTCATTTTTACCTGCTGGGGGAAGAAGGGGTGGAAGTTTTATGCCGAGTGGATAAAAATATTTTCATATAATAATATAATAATGTCTTATAATATGAATAGAGTTGATGAAAGTTATTTACAAAGGTTGATTGATGACCTACAACAAGACCATAATAATCTATTTAATTCTTTAAAGAATGGTTCTAATGAAAAAGAAAAACTAAAATTAAAGAATAAAAAAGTTGATAAGCATACTCAATTAATAGCAAAATTAATGAATTCAGCATTATTACTTAAGCAATTATTAGAAGAAGTTAAAAAGGTAAAATAAGGACTTAAAGATAATTGAATATCATATATAATGAAAAAACATATTAATATAAACGGATACAATTATGTCTATTATGAACCTACCGATTATTTAAGTATAAAGCAATATAAAAAACAAATAAAGCAAATACAAGAGAAAATAAGAGCAACTCAATATGGTATGTATAAAGATACAGGTAGATATAAAGATTACCCTGAATTATTGGATTTTTTAAAAACATTAAACTAAATAATTAATATAATATATATATTTGATTATTTAGTATTTAAAAATTTTAAATATCATAGATATATAGATGAATACTATCTTAGATAAAGCGTATGAAGAAATGGGAATCCATAATGAAGAAAATTATAAACCTATTATTCAGGAGATTTATGGTTCAGTAATTAAAACTAACTTTAAGTATTGTAAAGTAGATTTTTTTGGTAAGAACTTCTGCGGAGAATTGAAGTCAAGAGATTTATCTATTAATGATTTTTATGAAACTATGATTGGTTATAATAAAATAGAAGAAGGATTTAAAAAACTTAATTTATATAAAGAACAAAACTATAAAGTTTATCTTTGGTTCGCCTTTAAAGAAGGGTTATTTGTATGGGAACTAAATGAAAGTAATTATGAACTTAATGGTGGTAATAAACAAAAAAGAATGGGAGGAACTTGTAATAGAGGATATGATGATTATAAAGAACATTACTATATAAAAAAAGAAAATATGATTAAAATTAATGATACACCTGTTTGGATACACCCTTTAGTAGCAGAGAATACAAGAAAGAAATATGAAAAGATAAGACGAAAATCATCTATACCTGTAGGAGTTTGTCTTTTACCATTAAATAAACTTTTAAGAAAAGTTTAGCAAAAATATTTGGTATTACCTTTTCTAAAGGTAATGTATAATGCTTACTAATTTTGACTTAGAAGATATTGCCGAAAAAGATGGATTAGACCTTATTGGAGTTTTTAGCAAAAATATGTTGCCTATGGAACGAATTGCTGGTTCATATATAATTAATTTACAGAACTATGAAGATGGTGATGGAACTCACTGGGTTGCTTGTAAAATATTCACTAATAAAAAATGCTGTTATTTTGACCCTTTTGGATCGCCTATGCCTATAGAGGTTAATAGTTTTTTAATGCCGTTTAAACCTGTTGCTCAAAACAATAGACAAATTCAAGATATTAAGAGTGTTAAATGCGGTTATTTCTGTTTATCATTTATTAAATACTTTAATGATTTTAATTATAAAAAGAATGATGTTTATGAAGCGTATGATGACTGGTTGAATTGTTTTTCTAATAATTCTAATACAAATGATAAAATTGTAATGGAAATGTTAGAAAAATACTAATTAGTTAAAAGAATATAGAAATATTCTATTATTACTATATAGATATGGAAGAAGTAAATATTGTAGGAACTGCTGGAATAGGTAAAACAACTTATACACCTGCTGTTAAAAAGGCGATTGATAAGTATAGAACTAAGAATATACAGAAATATAATGAATTACAAAGACAGTATTATAATGAGGCAAAGAAAGATGATAACTGGAGGCAAAAGTTTAATGAGCGTTGTAAAGAGAATAACCGAATATATAGAGAAAAGAAACGCTTAGAAAATCCACCAAGACCTAAGGGAAGACCAAGAAACCCTATACCTATAGTTATGACTACATCAATTCCAGTTTAGAATTTGCGCAAATTTAAAATCATACAAAGAAAAAATAAACTTTAAACTTCATTAGCAATATCATCATTGCTTTCATCATCGCTTTCATCATCGCTTTCAATATCTTCCTCTGGAATATTTCCGTCCATATAATCCTCCAAAAATATAAGTTTAATATGCTTTTCATTTTCATACTCAAACCATTCAAATAATGGAACCTTATAAATCCTATGCTTATTTACTACTGGATATCGTTTTATATCAGTTATAAAATTCTTAAACCTCATAAACGCATCGCAAAAGTCTTTATATTCACTTTCATTTATTTCATTATTAATAACATCATCAAGCATTCCGTCCATTGCTTCTCCCATATTTTCAACTATTTTATTTTCATTCATTATAGCAAGAGCGCATAATATAACAGATACTTTACCAGCAATAGTAACATCATTAGTTGTCCATTTATCAGTCTTGTAAAATAATTTTATCATAATCATTATTTTATTAAATTCTACCATATCACTACAAAGTTTATATCCATTTCTATTAAATAATAAATGCCTTGTCATAATTAATACATAATCTTCTTCAATAATATTAAGCATAACAAATATTCGTCTCAAAGATTTAAACGTAAAACCTAATTCATTATAATTTAATTCATCAATATCAAGTCTTGCCGACATATTGTATTACTGATATACCCTTTTTGTATTGATTTAAAAAATTTCAATTTTTTTTTTAAATCAAATTTGCTCTAATTTAGATTTGCTCAAATTTATATTTATATTATTTTTGCGCAAATTTAATTTAAAAAAAAATTGAAATTTTTTTCAAAACAATATAAAGATAATATAATATAGTATATATATGGAAAACTCCCATAAAAAGAATTCTCAACCTAATATAGCAAGAATGACTAAGTCTAATTATCAAAAAGCATTAGAATACTATGGATTAAATGGTAAGAGTGCGAAACAAGTAGCATCAAGATTTAGATTTAATCCTACTGTATATAAAAAAAAAAATGGTATAAAAGAAAAACTCCAGTTAAAACCTAATAACCCTTACTTTAATAAGCGAGTTGAAGAATACTTAATACAAAAGTGGAAAGATGAAACAAAAGAATATCAGGCAAACTATAAATATAAATTTCAAATCTACGATAAAACTACAAAAAAAGTAAAACAGATTGATAAAGAACTTTCTGTAAAAGGGACAAGAGATATGTTACTTTTGAATGCTTTAGAAGAATTTGAAAGATTAAAAAATAAATATAACCGAGAAAGTGATGCTGATTTAAGTTCATTTGAATTAAGTGAAGAACCTTATTGGTCTGAACCTATACAAGAAGGTAAAGGTATTCTTGTAGTTAATAATACTGTAATAACTACTTCATCAGGGGGGCAACGAAAAGTGGGAAAGAGAAATCATAAAGCAAATATGAAAATGAAATTTTCTAATAAACATTTATTAATAGCAGGTAAAGAAAATCAAGAATGGGATAGAAATCAAGGGACTTGCGTATTTGATTATTTATATTATAAGTTTTGCGGAGTAACTGGTTTTAAAAAAGTGTTTGGAACTGAATATAGAAAAAGAAAGATTACAAGAGAAGAAGTATATGAACGGTTAAATAATTTATTTAAGACTGACGAGATTGACGAACAAAACCCTTTGGAACAAGGTGTATCCACTCAACAATTAGAAAAGTTCTGCGATTACTTTAAAATATCTATGTATGCGTTTGATAAAGATGATGAACTTATTGAATACTATAGACCTAAGATAGTATGTAAAAATGATAATGATGAAAAAGAAGATAAAGAAAACTATGGTAAAACTGCGTTGTTCTTTACATATTATAATCAACATTTTAACCCTATTGAAAATAAAATAGAGAGAAATAAGAAGCAAAGTTTTGCTTCTATTGGAAATAAGATTGTATCTAATGATATTGAAACTTCTAAAGTAGAAAAAGATGAAACGAAGCGTAAAGTAATTGCCCCTGATTTAGACTATTATATTGAAGAACAAAAGAAATTACAAGAAAATAATTACCCTATTAGTTTGGGAAACAAAATGGCGATGAATATGCTACGAGAAAATAATTGGGTATTACCTACTAATATGAAGACTGGTATTGAAGTTGAAGAAAATACTATTACAAGGATTAAGTATGATGATAAGATTATGGTTACTGAACCTATACAATTATATGATAAAAATGGAGTTAAAGTTGATTACTTGATAAAACGATATTTGGAAGATTATTGCGACAGAGAATATCAAGGGGAAACTCATATTGGTATTATGAATGAAATTTGGAATAGTATGTATCCATTTAGTATTAGAGAAGCACCCTTTAATTCAAGACCGAATACAGAAGTTCTTGATGCCTTGAACGCTAATAAAGTAAAGTATAGAACTCATCTTGGATTAATGAAAGAACAATATTTAAAATATGTTACAAAAGATGAAAATGGTATGAGAATTATTAATAATATGATAAAAGAAGGTAAAGCGATTGCTACTGATATTAGTAAATGTTATGCTGACTGTATTTATAATCAAAGAGAAAATTTTATTGTATTTTCAGGTAAAGAAAGTATTGAAGCATTTGATGGAAAACCTCTTACTCTTGGATTATATTTTATAGAAACTGATGATATGAGATTATTTCATAAATCTAATTGGTATTCAAGAGAAATAATTTATACAGCGAGAAGTATTGGTATTAAGTTTAAAATGACTCATCAAATACGATGTTTAGAACCTAATTGGGTATGGGAAAAGTATGAATACGATGATGATGGTAAAGAAGTAAGTAGCATTAAACTTAATAGTAGAAACTTATTCAAGAATTACTGCGATAAAGTTATTGAACTTACTAAAATGGGAGAAGACTACGACTTAACAAAACTTATAATTAATTCTCTAACTGGATATTTGGGTAAAACTCATAGTAAGTCTAAGAAAGCGATGATTGCTACTCATTTAGAAGATATTTGGGAAGATTGGTTAATACCTGAAGTAACTGAAAATCCTAATAATAGTGTATTCATTAATCCTATTCAAGATGGTGATGATAAGTTTTATTTGTATGGGTGGGAAACTGAAAGCGAACTTGTTACAAACTGCTTACCTATGTATATTCAAATATTAGACTGGGCGAATATTGCTTTGTATGAAATGATAAAAGCGGTTGGTGGGAAATGTATATATAGAAAAACTGATGCTATTGTAAGTATTGGAGGTAAATTACCTAAACAAAATAGATATAATCCTGATGAACCTTATTTTGTAAATACACTTGGTAAATATAGAATTGAAAAAAATAGCGAAAACTTCTTCTACGAAACATTACAAAACCCTCATAGAGCAGTTGAACCCCCTATATTACTTGGAGATTGGAATTGGTATGATTATAATGATAGCAATGATTGGGAGTTTATTCTTAAAATAGCAAAAGAAAAAGGTGGTATCTTAATATCAGGTAGAGCAGGGACAGGTAAAACATTTATTATTAAGAAAGGTATTGAAGCAGGTATAATACCTGATGATATTAAAACAAGATTAGCACCTACTAATAGAGCGTCAAGAAATATTAATGGAACTACAATACATAAGGCGATGGCGATAAATAAAAAAGATAAAACTAATAATAAAAGTATGATGTATTATGCTAATAAAGAATATATAATAGTTGATGAAATAAGTATGATAAGTTCTAATGTTTGGAATTATCTTATGAGGTTAAAACAAAAGTATCCTCATCTAATCTTTATACTAATGGGTGATTATCGGCAATGTCCTCCTATTGAAGATGGAAAAGAGATTGACTATTTTAATCATTCTTATACTAAATTTCTAACTAATTGTAATAGATGCGAATTGTCAATACCTCAACGATATGATATGGAACTTTGGAATTGGTTAGAAGAATTTTATGAAAGGGGTATAGTTGGTGAAGAATTATCTAAAAAAAAACTAACAATTGAGAATATCTTGTATAGAAAGAATATCTGTTATACTAATAAAACGAGAAAGCGTATTAATCAAGATTGTATGAGTTATATAATAAGTCAAAAAAGTTATACTCCTATTTGCTTATCAGTTGATGAAAAGATATTGGAAGAGAATTCTTACGCTGATATTGCTTATATATATAATGGATTGCCTGTAATGTCTGTTAAGAATAATTGCGATATGGAAATTATTAATAGTGAAGAGTTTTGGGTAAAAGAGTTATTGCCTAATGAAAGCAAAATGATATTATATAGAGATGATGATGAAAACGATACTGTTGAAGTTGAGTTTAAAAACTTTCATAAATACTTTGTAGTTAATTATGCTGCGACAACTCATAAAAGTCAAGG